TCAGTTAAGTTAATTGTATATGCCATTTTTTATGTTACTCCGTCCTAGTGTATTTACCGCAAATTAATATACTCATATTTATGCGGCACTCAAATTAGTTAAAGTCTGTATGCGCACAGTATAGTCAATCTGTATCTGTCTATTCAAGCTCTTTTGTACCGGGTGAAAAATCACGTGTGTAATTAGCCGCAAATCGGTAGTCGATCCGCTGACACATTTCAATCCCAGTTCGTCAAACACATATTCGCCATTGAAATTGGTTGAATTATCAAAGGCCTGCTGTCCTGCAGGCTCACCATAGTCCAACAAACAGGTCACCAAAATATCGGTATAGGACTTGCCTGTGGTATGCAACACAGTCATTTTGTTGTTGGCCGGATCTGTGTTAGCAGCCGAATTATCGTCTACTACCTTGGCATAGGTCTCATTGTATAAATCAGCGTTTTGTCCAGTGACGTTGGGCGGCAAATATGTGATAACCCCAGTAGGATCCACGCTGCTTCCTCCGTTGCCAAAGGCCATTTCGTAGATCCATCCTCCACCTTGAGCTAGAGTTCTGTTGCTGAGTGTTTCGGCCATGGCAATTGAAATATTTTCGTAATGAATGGCATTCTTTTTATCAACTAGGACTTCGCCTGAATTGGGATCTGTGATCTTGACAAATCCTTCAATTTTACACAAACCTGGCACAATCATGCTCGTTTCTCCACAAATGTTTCTTGCGTTTTTGGATCAAATATTTTTACAAAACCTTCCACGCTGATACTGCCAGTCTCGTTGGGACGTTTTGGCGCAGATGGTGTTGCATTGATTGATTTTTGTTGGTCTTTTTGCGTCATCTTTTATTTACCTCTATATTTCGCCCCGTAAAAACCTTGCGGCCTGAGTATTGGTCATTTGCAGTGGAACTCCGTTGCTGGGTGTTCCTACACCCGGAGCATACCATGTAACTCCGCGCCGTACCAAAATAGTAACCTCTACTCCAGCTGCTGGAGCGGTATCAAATAGGATATTTACAGGATTATCAAGAGTAATTGAATACCCAGCCATTGGTTGCAATAATGTACCACCTACATAAACCTCAACTGCTTCCTCTAAAGTTGTACTATCTAATGAATCAACGTCAATGTTATCTGCAACAAACAATGTAGTAGATCCGTCTGCTAGGGTCGTTGTTTCAACAATATAATTTTGGAACTCAGCTGGTAACAGATTTCCGCGGCCCAAATCTGTCACAGTTGCTCCAACGGCATGATTGTCTGTTGCAGTCCCTGCTGTGCCTCGTAGTAAACTACTGATAGTATTGGTTGCAGTGTTACGTACACGATACATTATACGTTCACCGTTGATCATGACCACGCCCCAGATGTTGATATCTACAGCTGGTTCGCTGAGTGCGCCGGCATTTGCCACATAGATGATGTCATCGGTTTGACTCAATTCTTGTGTCAATGTTGTTGTAGTCTGCGGTGTTATTCTATAAACTGCTTGCACTCCACGCATGTCTTGGAATATACGGAAAGCCATGGCTTGTGGCACTACACTTTCAGTGAACATGCTGATCATGACCACATCTATGACACCAAGCACTCCTGCGTGTAAAATTAATTCTTGACCGCTGATCACAAAATCTACTCCAGGGAACTGCCGGATACCATTCAATGTTACCCACAGTCTGCTGGGATCAGTTATAGTGCGACCCAGTTGGAGATCATTGACCGTGACTGTGTCTCCAGTAGAATAATCAAACTGTCCAGGAGTTGCTGATGCCAGGCCTGCAGGATTATCATACAGGGTTTCGTCGTAGGACTCTGTCACAGTGATGCCTGTGGTCACTGGACCAACATATACCAAGGGCAATATGTTTTGTTGACGAGTATCATTCCAGGTAGTCACAGCAATAACATCGCCCAAGATTGGTTCTAACCCGCTGCCAGTCACAAAATTCAATTGGTTACCAGCTACATAACACTGAACTCCGGTTTCCACATACACTTGTATTTGACTGCCAAGAGCAGGAGCAGTAAAGAAAATCACTTCTCTGGTATTATTCACATCATATGGTTCAACATAGAAATCAACGTTTAATACCTGAGGTACCTGGTCAACATACACATGCACTTGATTGTTGGCGATGGTGTCTTGTGTGAATCCCAAGCGTTGTGGCAACAAGTAAGCTGTGCTGCCATCACCAACATATTCGGCTCCGGCTGCTGTCCTGGCCCGTACTCCATTGACCGTAACGATCAGACAGTCGGGATTGGTATAAACAAGACTGTTGTCCAGTTCATAACTGAGGCTGCTGCCATCTGCCACAATTATTTGTGTCTGTGGAGCACTCCAGCTGTAGTCAACTTCTACATTGTTGACCAAGGTTGGTCCTAGAGCAACCAAACTAATAAAGTCTGTGGCAGTATAAGTTGATCCAAATACAATAGTGGTGCCACCTGCGGTTGCGCTGGCATAGGTATAGTTGGTAACTATTATCCCGTTGACAAATATAACGAATTCTTGGATTTCATCAAAGGACACAGGAACTGTTAGTGTATTGCCTACGTCTGCACCATTGTAGATTTGTTTGTAAAGCTGATTGCCGCCGCCTAGTTCATAAACACTGACAGCCATGACATCACCAGTGGTGGCCCCGGAATTAACAGTTATGACCTGTGTTGGCCAATCTACTGAGCACGCATAAGTTTGATCCAATTCAATGCCGGTGGTTTGATTGAAAATCACCACTTGTACTGGATATGGTAAAACTTCAGCAAAATTAAATGTCGGATTGGCACTGTCAAACACGAAATTGATCACGGTTTCAGGGAATCCGTGGCCGTCGGCCTCCCAGTCCGCTCCGGGTCTGGTGTAAACACGCATGTCTAGGGTGTCAAATTCTGCACCAGGTACCAGCTCTTCAGGAGCATGACTGCTATAGGTGTCCACGTATGCACCGCCATCTACGTTGACGTCTGTGGCACGAGTGCCCAGATAGATGTCTAAATAACTGCTTTCGTACACAGCATCTAGAATAGCAGGATCGTAGGTTGGGCGGCCTTCCGGGCCATAAGCAATATTGTCAAATGGATTGATGTCATAATTGCCTACGTCAAAACCAGTGTTTTGATTGAAGTTGACCCCGGTGACCTGGACTCCTGGATAATCAATACCATCAATCAATAATGGAAGACTTAGGCCAGGTTGATTGGCAGTTGGAGTATAATAACCCATGGTACGATCTGCACCGCTCAAGGTGCCAGCATCTACCAAGATCCATTGTGTAGGATCAAAGGTTGCACTTTGTACACCGGTGCTGTCGTCGCTGTTGGCTTCCCATACCCTGTCAAGATATCTTACCATGGTACCGTTGTCATAGTTGACATCGGCTTCCCAGTCAACTATGTTTGAAGTATATTCACAGCGGTCGTATTTGATTGTGGTCTTGATACTACGAACAAGATTGTTGCCCATGACAGCCACAGCACGAGCACCTAGACCGTTGCCGCCAACCAAGGTTATAATACATTCTGTTGAGAAACCCAGTCCTGGGTTTACTATTTCTATGGACACAACTTGTCCAGCACTGTTTATAATTGCCAAAAGATCAGGTTCTTCAATGCATGTTCCAGAAATCAGCACCTGCGGAGCCACGGTATATCCAGCACCACCATCGACCACGTTGACTTCAACTATGTTCAACAAGTAGTTGTTGTACCATTCGCGCCAAGGGTCAAGAGTCCATATTTCAGCATCTGGCGGGGTGTCGCTTACGAAATTTTCTATCAGGCTACCGCTGGGTGTGTAGGGTTGTCCGGCTTGATCAAATTGCAACACTGGGCTTATATTTTGCGGAACTTCGAGATCAGTATTCCAATAAGCAGGCACGTCAAAATCGGTCATTGTGCCTGGATATGCATCATTACCATTATAGACCAGATTGAATTCTCTAATTTGCACATGATATGGTTTGACTTCTTGAATGTAATCGAGTACAAAATCTTGATTGTCTTGCAAGTATGTCTGGAACGGCAACAAGGTTCGAATCTTGTGATTGACATCGACCAAACTGGTTTTGATCAGCCATTCTGGAGCAGTAAATTCACTATAAACATAGTTGAACATAAGAATCAAACTGCGATTGCGTTCAATAGCAAGGTCACCACTGAACAACTGTTCATTGATTGCTTGTATAATTTTTCTTGTTTCAATCACAGGCTCTTGATCAAAGTATTGTGCATCAAACACTTCGACACCGAATCCAAAATTACCCAACACATAATTCCAAAGTTCTTCACGGAATTGCAAGGTACCGTCCTGTAATCCCACCCGATCCCACCCTAGGTCTGTGCGTAGATAGATTTCAAATTTGCCCTGAGCATTGGCCCTGACCTTGACACTGCTACCTACGGGAGCCGCTGAAAGATTCAGCGTGCTCAATGCTGCAAAATTTGACACTTCTGCCCTGGGCTGGATAGTGCTGTTGTAACCTGGCAGATACCAGTCAATATGATACCAATACCGAGGAGTGCTGTAATTTTGAATTCTTACTAGTTGTGTTGCTTTTTCTCCTGGCAACAAATCTGATTCTATCACTTCGTAGATGCCCCATAGGCCATTTTGCGTGCTCACAGATACAACCAGATACAGATATCCTAGGGGAACTGCATTGAGATTTTGAAAACTGAGTTCTTCAAGATTGGCCAATCTCAAATTCCAAGCTCCTGATCCCGATGATGGTTCTGGTTCCTCACTGTTTAATAGACTTAAATTTTTAGTTTCAATTATGGGATACTGCTTGAGAATTCTGTTGGCATATCCTAAATAATTTTCCAAAGCCATAAAACGGTTGACAAACATGCTTTGACGTGGACGGAACTGTACCCCATAGCGTTCTGCTGGACTTAAAAATGGGTCTGGCACAACAGAGCCTGCGCTGTCTACACCACAAAAACTATCTTGTAATTTACGATACAAAGTGGTATTTAAAAAGCTATCAGCTTCGCCATCGGCCACAAACTGGTACTCGGTGTGTATGTTGGCATCATTGGCTTGACGGTCGTAGCCCACATGTAAAATTGTGTCAGCAGCTGAAATAAATTCTAAACCATTGTAGATGGCCACAGTGCTGGCATTCAACAAGGCAATATAAGGTATACCACTGCTGCGCGGACTTTCAATGTAACGTGCAATTCCTGTGGTGCTGAGAGTTTTTCCGGCTGCGGTATTAATAGTTGTAACGCCGCGCACCCAAAAATAATAGGTGGTGACAAAAATGTTTTCTTGATTGAGACTACTTCTCACTGTGTAGCTAGTGGTTGTCAACGAAATTCCTGGGCCTGTATAGCTGACCGGAGGCACTGAACTTGCTACCCATTGATAAATGTCAACTCGACTGCCCGGGAATACTTGTCCCCAACGACGGCTTGCATATACTATGTCATCTTGGTTGGGATCAATGAATCTAACTTCATTGGTGTCCCACCAGATCTGCCCCACATGTTCTGGTCCCCAACTGTTGCCTTGATTGCGAACTGTGCCTGTGTTGTAATTAGCAGGGTCTACTGCTCCAATGTAGTCAATATTTTTGCGTGCAGCCCCAAGTATTTTTCCTTGCAATGGATTAAAGAAATCAAAATATGTTTGTGTGGTAGAAGTCAACTTGTCATACATGAATGAAGTGTTGATCAAGTTTACATCTACCACAGGTTGTTGAGCATGTATGACTTTCCATGCAGGATCACTGTTGGGGTTATCAAATATTTTTACTACACCATAATTACCAGTGGTGCCGCCGTTGTCATTGTCGGGTGCTCCTACAATCAATCTTCCGTTGGTAAAGTTTACACCGATGCCAAATTGATCATTGGTTTCAAGGTCATCAGTGAAGATCTGTTGTCCAAATACAAATTTACCTGGATTAGTGATACTTCCGTCGGCGCTGGACAAGAAATCGTAAGTGTATACTACTCCGCTGTTAAACACTGGATCAAAGAAGGTGGTGCTGCGATCGTCAAAGTAAGTGGCTCCACCATCAAATGTCACAGGATCGTAAATGTTGCCATTGGGAGCGCCTATTACCAGGTTTACAGCACTGCTGTCTATGTGAACAGTTTGTCCAAAATAGGCAAAGTCGCTGGGGCTGGGGCTGGTCAAGATCTGTGTGTAAACAAAAGTTTCAAAACCGAACTGATCAAACGCTGTGCCGTTTACGCCTGGCAACACAGTTAATTTGCCATTGGGTGTGGCTGCTTCGCTGTTTTTCACCGTGATAGTAATGCGACCAGACACCACTGTGATGATACTACCGGCATCGGGCGCAGTGACAAAATTCAACTGCTCATAGTTGTTGCTCCAACTAAATCCCACAGTTTGTACCACGTCATCTACTAACACTCTTGTGTTGGGAGTCACGGTGTATGTGGTACTAGAATATATAGTGCCCACATCAAAGGTCTTGTTTGTGCCATCGCCTACAAAATTTAAATCTGGGGTGACCAAGGAGGTAGCATTGGGTATATTGGATTCATTGATTGTGTTAACCCATGCGTTTATCCAAGTGTCGGCTGCCCAATATGTGGTATTGCCAATGGCTACTCCTACTGGCACTGCCTGGATGGATCGATAGATTGACGAGCCATTGGCTACATAATTTCCCAGCGCCCAGGTCACGGTATTGGTCCAAGTAGGCACCGCTAGATCATAATCGTTGATTCGTAAACTATCACCAGCAACAAAAGTTGGATTGGCCACAGTACTGGTGGTCACACCATACACTCGGCTTTGATTTACATTTCTTTCTACACTGCCGGCCTTTGGCAATACCCGACTATCCAACGGAGCACCAACATACAAACTACAATTGGTTGGGCAGATGTCCACAGCTGATCCGTAGGCACTTTCGTCAATGGGAGTATCCGCTGATACCTTTTGTATCAACTTGAATTGATTGGTTTGAATCTCTAACACATCGCCCACTGCAGGATTAGACACCAGCGTTATTTGATTTGTATCTAAATCTACGTCAACTTGACCATTGGCATATTGAGTGGTAGTTATACCGCCTTGAGTTATATTTTGTATGTTCAAGAATGAATTGTTCAACAACACAGAAATTGGCTCGGCCACAGCACCAACAATATCGTAAGTTGTTACAGAAACATCATCAATCAAATATTTGATAACACTACGGTCAACTATGTAAGCGGCGCCGGCCTGTATTTGCACAGTATTGCCATTGCTGTCAATCACGTCTACATCAGCATCACTGGCCCCCACAATAACCTGTTGTCCATCTGTGGTTGTAGTAAGACTGCCGCCAAACTTGGCATTCGCTGGAAGTCCTGCTACAGTTATAGTATCACAGTATCTCCAATAGGTAGTACTGGTTACATCAATAATATCTCCAATGCCCGGAGCCACATTGAATCTTAAATCCTTGGTTAGATCATTGCTGTCTGAATTAAATTCATAGTCAATATAAGGTCTTTGAAGGTTGCCATTGATTCTGACTGTAAAAGAATCTATATTTGTAGCTGTGTATAGATATGGATCCAATAAAAAGTCAACAGTGCTGCCGTCACCAGTAAACTGCACACCACTGCGACGACGTATTGTTAGTACCTGGTCAGCGTCCGGAGCAACAGCAAATGTAATACTGCTTATACCAACGGAATAATCAACCCCTTCCGTGGCAGTAAAAGTTCCAACAGTGACCACAATCTGTGTGGTGCGATATGATTGATCAACCACAATGTCATTGATATAATTGAAACTCAACGTGCTACCGTCAGTGGTATACCTTGATACCTGCTCTTCTACATCTACACGACCATATGCATATACCTTGCCGCCTTGGGTGTCGTCGGGTGCGCCAATATACATCCATCTTTCGTCCTGGCTTACTGCAAGGGCCTGGCCAAATCTCATAGGATCAATGCTGGGACTAGGACGAACTATCAGTTGTGTTTGACTGAATGCTCCGGTGACACTGTTTCTAAACAAGGGTGTCACATAACCAAAATTATTTAAACTTTGACTGGCGGCTGCAGCACCCCAGTTGTTGCGCCCAAACACCAGGGTATCTCCATAGGCCACAACATCAGTGGCCGGAAGCGTGATCAGTCCTTCGGCGGTGTATTCATTGTTGATGGTGTTGGAACGATACAAATATACTCCACCTGTATTGGAATTGCTGTTGGGACTTCCTACCAACACTGCCACAAGATTTTCAGTCTGTGTTACTGTGGTGCCAAATCCAGAATTGGTGATCTGAGGATCTGGCAGTATCTGCGAGATTGAACTAAATGGATCTTGTTTTTGTAGAACTTGCCAATGGCCAAGGCCATTGTTGTCTACATAGGCCAATGCACCTGGAATCAGATCATTTACATAAGGCAGATTGATAATATCACTGGCCTGTGCTACACGCATGGTCTGTAGATAAAATACCAAACCAGTACCAGTTATAGTGGTTTGATTGGTGTTGATAAAATTGTAAGCAATTGTGACGCTGGTAATAGACGGCACCGACAACACACGGTACACTCCAGTGACTGCGTCATTGAAATACCGCACAATAATTAGATCTCCCACAGAAAGATCATGTGCTTGATTGAATTGTGCTATGCTTGTGCCATTGAGATTGTCAACCAATTGACGCATCTGTCCAGGCACACGACTGCATCTATACACATTCCAGTCATAACTGTTGCTCTTGGCAGCCCAAATAGTGGTTCCAAGTCCTATAGACTCAATATTTGCGCTGATACTAGAAGGATCGTCAAGACTAAACACTGTGATATCCACATCATCAATATTGACATATCCAGCACTGGGTAATGCTGTGTCAAGATTGGTGGTGTAGGTTGTTGGAAATATATCCGTAGAAGTCAATCTAAAACTTTCTCTCCATACGTCATCCAACAAGACAGTCTGATTGGCCAGACTGGTTTGTTCTGGCAATATGACCTGAACAGTGCTGGGATCTGAATTTAGATCAGCTTCGTTGAGTCTGAGTTCAATAAAACTTCTTACAGCGTTGGCTCCATAAGTGCTGACCAACACTCCCCAGTTTTCATAAATCTGATACTCTCCGATTTCTTTGCCAAGGTCGGCATTGGTAAAAATTTCAGCGGCTCGAGTGGTGCCCTTGGTTGGCAAAAATTGTTGATAGAGATTTACCTGACTTACATCGTCAAGATTTAAATCAACCATGTACTGTCGTGGACGAAATCCTATGAGACCGTAACTGAGCAGATCGTTGTCACTTTCAAGATTGGCCACTTGTGTGTTATAGCTGTTGGCCAGTTGATCGGCCTTGTTGGCTAGGTTAGGCAACAGACCACCTTGTATTCTGGTATAATCGCTCTTGACCCAGTCATTGTACTCGAATTCACGTTTGGGCTGAACAATGGTCTGCGCTGACCAATAATTGTTTTTGTATATAACAATTTCGCCTTTGGTGTATTTGCGATTGGCCTGCCATTGTTTGACTGTTGTGTTGTCGTTGAGTATGAATCCCTGGGCGTCCAGGGTGCCGTCCCACTCAGTAGAGGTAGCCGCTATAATTCTCACACGATTTTGTCTGGCCGCTGTGGTTGGATCATATATCAGGTCACTGAAGACGCTGACATTGTCCAGTATCACAATATTTTCATAATTGGTAAACTGCATGTTCAAGAAACTAATAGTCTGATTACCAGGAGAAGTAATGGAAAAGAAATCAGATTCGCGTTCAATGATCAGGTCTCTTGTGGGCAAGTTCTGACGATTTTGATCCAACAACAGATTTTCTGGGCTGGTGCTAATAATAGTATCCACCACAGCTCCAGGTTTTACTGCTTGCAACGTAGTAGCAGCTGGATTCAAGTTGATTAGTGTGCCGGGTGTCCATCCTTGCTGACTGAAATACAAAAACTCTGTGGCCATTTGAGACCAATTCAATGTGTAACCGTTTTCCCTGTCGTTAAAGATTAGACCCTGTGTTTCCAAATACTTGCCATAACTCAATATAAAGTCAACTACCATGGTGGTATTGGTAAAGGTATAACCGTAGGGCACTTTGACCACGTTGTTGGTATATTGAGCTGGTACCCGTACTTCAGCGCCACCACCGCTTATGGACTGTAGCAATCCATTGCTGGAACTGGCCAACACATTGAAATAAGGTGTGGCGTTGTTGTATCCCCAGACCGAATATCCATCTGTGGTACGTTCCACAATCAAACTGCTGTAGATGATTCTATCAAAAGGTTGATTTTTATACAACAACAAGTTATAGCTATCATCGGGCAACAACAAACTGCTGTTGGTGCTGTTGGGACTGCTGCGCTCGAGAAAAATCTTAAGATACTGTTTGTCAGTGAAGCTGGCCATTCTATAGCACAAGCGTACGGTTATGTTGGATAAATCTTTGGTCAGTTCTGTGGTGCTGTTGCGACCCAACTGTTGATTGTAATCCACGATCCAATCAATGTAACTGGCCTTGCTGACTCCATTGCCATATATCTCCAAGGTACTGTCAACAGGTTGATTTGGCAAGGTAGCTGTGGTCAAGCGATATCGACCACGATAGAGATACTGTCCAAGCTCGGCATCAAATCTATACAAATCTCTGTCGGCAAACAGGCTGAAAAATTCTGCTGGCCGGGTCATGGCCAACAGGCGCATGATAGCAAATGGATAACTGGAACTGGCACGCCAAGAATATTCTACGGGGCCGCCATCACCGGGTACCCAGCTCTTGCGAAACGCCGAAGGGTCATAAGGACCGACCACACTTTCAATTGGTGATAACAAGCTAAACTCAGTGCTGTTTGGAATAACCTTGGTCAGTCCAGGTCTGGCGTACTCAGGTCGCACATAAGGTGCCACAGGATCAGCGACCAGGCCTAGTTCAAGGTCGTCCCACAACACCAAGTTGTCGCTGGTATAAGGAGCAGGACCATAACGATTTTCCCACCAGGCTGGTTGTTCACTGAATCCCAGCATTTCCCAAGGTGTAAAATTGGGGCTGGTAGTATCATAAAAATATTGATAAATGCCGCGCCAGGCTCCCAACAATGGTTCACCGTTGATCTTGTTACCGGCTGTGCTGTAGTTGTAGGTAAACGGATCGTTGGGATTGTAGTTTTGTGTTGTATAATCTAACTTGTTGGCACCTACCCAGATCAAGAAACTTTCATTCAAGATATCGTTGATTTCAGTCAGACTATAATCAGTCTGGCGAAAAAATCCAGGAATGACATCGGCCGCTGTTAGTGGAATAGGATTTCCATCTGTTTTTAAATTGTTGTAAATGCGTCGTTCAAATTCTAACAGTATTTCGTCACGGAAATCATTGAATGCAATAGTGATACTGCCATCGTGTCCTTGAATAACCACTGTGGGTTCTACATAATTAGGATCCACAAACATCTGTGGCACAAACTTGGGATACAATCCCAGTTTGGTCGGAGTATTGGGTACAAAGTTACCAGCAGTGTCAGAGTATTCTCTAATGGTTATGACATCACCTGTTTGTAAAGGTGTTGTAACTACAAGTCTTGGCGAATCCACTGATACTTCATATTCTTGGTCGCGTACCAGCAACACAGTTTCTGATCTTGAATTCTCTGTTGCACGAGTCAAGTAAACACTTAATCCCAAATAGTTGGCCGAAGTGTAATCATAAACCTGATTTGTGTTGAATTCGGGCACTGTGATTGGCGTTATAGGATTAACAGATTCCGTGTATACTGCTCCCGTTGGCATCATGTCTGACCAATAAAATGGATTGATGTCTGTACGTCCTTTGGTTATTTCTGCCACAGCTGAATCCAGTATACCAGCAATTCCCAGGTCTCCATAATCATTACTGACCACAGTTTCCAATAATAGACTTTTGAATTTAATATATTCTCGACTGTTGTATTCTATGGCAGAAAAAATATTGTATTGTTTGCTGCGTTGGAAATAGCCTGCCAAAGTCAACGGACTACTTTGTTGTAGAATTTGTAGTCCGTACGGTATAATGTTGCCTAGATCTCGGCTGTTGTTGGAGCCGATTATAGGCCCTTGCAAAGTGGTCAAATTCTGACCAATGGTTTCATAATGGGCACGTATGGTCCCTAGAGTAAAAATCTCGCTGTTGGCATTCAAAGGATTGTTTTCAAGATTCACAGGAACCTGATAGAATGCTGTGGCACTAACTTGGTCACTAATTACAGACACTTCAATCACATCCCCCGGCACATACGCAGTGGTCAAAGTGATCGTGGTCGTAGTTGATGTGGTGACGTAGGTATAGTTGTCAGGTTTTTGGAATTGATTGTTTACATACAACTGTACCGCAGGAACACTGCCATTGTCAGGTGATACTGCCACGTCTAACAACAACGGACTACCATCATAGCTGAATTGAAATTGTTGTCTTTGGACACTGGGCACTATTGCCGTTTGCCATCCAAGCTCTCTAACAAATGCAATTCGATCGCTGTACTGCCTGACAAAGCCTTCGCTGATGTATTTGGTTTGTCCAGTTGATTCAGTCACGTACTCAAATGTGTCAGTGTAAAGATTATTGGCAAACACAATGTCGCCCACGTTGGCCAGGCTCAAATAACGCAAAGGAAATCCTAAAACTGTGTCTGCAATTGATCCGGTACTTTCAGCATAACTGAACAACTTGCTACCGCGGAATGTGCTACTTGTATACTTTATACGATTGCTGAAACTCTCTCCAGTACTGTCATATACATCAAACAATGGAGCTTGATTGACTGAGGTTTTGTCCTGAGCTGGCAACCATTCAACTCCGTCGTAGTAAAAACTTTTTCCCTGGAGAGTGGTTCCACTGAGGCATACCGTGGTTTGATTTATCAATACATCAGCATCGGCGGCTGGAATCAAATTAATCACTGGTTGAGCAATCAACGGAGGCACAGTATCCGGAATAATAAATTGCACTTCATAAATCTTGTTGCGTACCTGGCTGTCAGTATCTGCAGCAAAGATCACTTGAGTTCCAGAAATAAAATTGTATCCATCCACACTGTATCCAGTGGTTCCATTGATTTCGCTCAAGGCGTCGGTGGTTTCAAAGTCTATGATATTAACTGGTTGTTTGCCTTGGGTTCCAAAATTAAATAGCTTTGTACCCGCACGAAATTCCAAAATTGGCCGGCGTGCCCTAAAAAGATTGTCTGCGGCCGGAACAGTGTTGTTGTATTCGGCCGAAGCATTGATTACATCAATATGGAACCAACGATTGCTTCTAGTCCAAGGATTGAGATCGTCGCTGGCACGATTAATGGTCAGATAATCCGGAACCAATGGTGCATTCTCTGTAGCATCATATCCACCCACATCATAGGGTAAGCTGTCAAAAGGGATTGTGCCGCTTTGAGTGTAGGGTTCAGGAGTTACAAAATTTGTTACAGGCAACAACTGGATAGCAGTACCTACTCCTTCCACGTAGTATTCATTGTTGGCATATGAAACAGGTTCAACATCTCCTCTGAATACTACTTTAAGACCATTGGTGAATACTACACCATTGGGAGACGTATAGTTTTTTTGACCAATGATGTCTTCAACAAAGATTGTTTCTGCCTGATCTTGATCCAACAGTCTAATTTGTCCAAAAATTTCTGGATCGGTTCCGTCTTGATAAAACAACAAACTTTTTATAGCAGTCAACAACGGTATCTGTTCAAAATAGCCACTGGCGTTTTTGTACCAATTGGTGCTGGCATACGTGGTTCCAAACTGCACTTGAAATTTTTCTAAATTGGCTACCGGCAACACGCTGGTCAAAGTCATGTAAGTTTGTCCACCATTGGTGTTGTATTGTATTTGCCATACACTGTATCTTTGATCTTGACTGACAATGTCTGTGGTTTGGTCAAACGCAGTCGAATCATAAGACCCAACTGGACTTACCACGTTACCTGCATTGGGCAGAGGATCAAACCTGGAAGTGATCTGCCATCCGCCGTCTTCGGCGTTGGCCGTTTGATTCAAAAACACAATTGTTTTTCCGTTGAGATCTTTGATTCCGTCAATGCCATTGGAGTTGGCTTCAAAGAATGGATCCAAGAAAATGTTGTTGATTTGATTGAAATCCAACGTGGTCACCAGATCCACAGTTCCCGGCAGTTGGCCAGGGATATTTCCAATGGGTGCCAGTGTGTAATAAAAATTCTGAGCAGTGCTTAAAGGAACATTGAATGTGACCGTGCCCAAGTCTTCACCGTTGTTGATCACGCCCAGCACATCTCTTGAACTGATATTAGGGGTGGATGGGATACGTCCACTGACTCCAGGATCTGTCTGTATCCAAAATCCAGGACCTGTGCCAGCAGTGGCATCAATCACGTTCATTGTGCCGCGCATGTTGGCCTGGACTGGATTTACGTAGTACAATGTATCAGGAGCAGTTTGTGGAACTGTAAAGGTAATAGTGCCTGTGGCAGCTCCATTGTTGGTTACTCCATCATCATAGCGATTTGTTGTGCCCAGTGTTGGTTCGGTTTTGATATAAAAAGGAAACACTCCGTCCATGACCAGGGTAAAGGTGTAGGTATTGCCCCGCACCAAAGTAAGCGTGGGATTGGATTGAAAATCAATCACATAGGCTGATGTACGATCATTGGACACACGGAAATTGACATCTTCGGTGGCATTTTGTGCAACCTGGAAATTGTAATTGCCGCCACGTAACAAAGTAACTGTGGGATTGTTGCCGGCCAAGCCGCTGAAGGTGTAAACACCATTGGCACGTGTGACTGTGAAAGTGTCAGTGAGCGGCACCCCGGTTGAGGATATGTCTGCTGAATCTGGGCCATCTGGTAGCCAATAATACTGACTGTAATTGACAAACTTGTCAAAGTCAACAAAAGGATCCCAAGTATAATAATCACTGGTATACAGTCTATCAGCATTGTTGGTTTTGGCACCTTGCAAATTCAATGCTGCATTGATACCGGGATAGGTAATGGAATCTCGTATGACACCGGTGTCTGGGTCGAGACTGATCACTCCGGGTTCCAACTGATAGTTGTTGCGTTCGGCTGTGGGTTCGATTACATAACGATCCGCAGCATTGACTCCGGGACCTATCTTGCGCCCAACGAATCCTTGAGTCTTTTGAAATGCAGGTTCTTGCGTGAGTTGGTCTAAGGTAGCATTAAGAAACTGCCGATTGACTGGAGTTTGAAATATTTCTGGTAGAAATTCAACTGTACGAACTCGTGCCATTAAATTACTCCACTGCCAGGAGCAGTTCTAATATTGGTGCTTGTCAAGGCCTGGATCACTTCAATGTCGTTGACCGTGGCTCCATTGACAAAGATTTGATTTGGAGCAGATCTGATCTCGTATAAGTCACCAAAATATTTTTGTGGGTTGAGTGGAACCAACACAACACTGCTGACTATGTCGCCGATCTGGCTATGTATGTAAGCGCCTAATTCTGAAAAATAAAATGTGTCACCAAAGTCCCATTTGTCAAGACTGAAATAGGCATCCATGTTGGCCACAACTAAATTTTTGATTTCGCTGACACTGGCAGTGCTACCACTGGACCGGATGACCTTGATTGTGGCTCGAAGTTCTTCGGCAGCTTTTTGTCCAAACACTGGTTTAAAATCCACACTGTTTAGAATCATGTTGTCACTGATCATTTTGTATTCCTGTAAACCAGCATACTCTGTGGTCAGCTGATCAATGGTAGGCGGCACAGGCTTTTGCACAGTGCCAGTGACGTCTCTCAACCAGTTTTGATAGGCAGTGTAATAGGCCAAGGTCACAATATAGATATCAATGATATTGGTACTGCCTGGATCAATCCTGGAAGTCAAAGGGCTGTTGTGACGGTATTGAAAATATAGATCTTGACGTCCGGTACGGGCAATAAATGCGGAGCTTTGTGTGAGCAATCGATTGCCGGAGAGATCCAGTGATAAAACATAAAATAGTCCTGTTTCATAGGCATAGAATACCTGACCTGAAACATATTCTTCTTTGACCAATTCAATAGCATCCAAGGTAGAATATTGGCTGTTTACACGACCTTGTTCGACTAATAGATAGCGTTGCAAATTGTCAAAATCTACAGTTTCCTCCAAGAACACCCAAGGACTGTTGGCAGTGGGCGGGTTTGGTGCTGTGCCTACAATTTCTGTAAAGAAATCTGGGTTGTCAGGAACTCCGTCGCTGTCTGAATCTTCAAAGCTGACCAAAACCTGGAAGTCATCCACATATCCGTCGCTTTCCACAGGCTGACCGATAATTTTGAGTCGATTGTCTCCCTCCAGGGGCAGATTGTTGTTGGGTTTACTGTTGGTTTTTAACACATTAACAAAGTCGCTGAGCACTGTGCCAGTGCGGCTGTCATAGATCTTTTGGTCACTGAAGAAGAAAAATCTTGTTTGTAGCACACTGCCAAAGTAGTAGTCTAAGCTGCGGCTGACCACAGTATAGTTGGTTCCATCAGTGGTGGTGGCCTGAATAAACCAGCTGGCATCAAGATTGCCACCCGAGACATCGCCTGCATACTGTTGACTCCAGGGTGCTGTGGCAGGTGCCAGATTGTTTGCAGTTATCAAATACCAAGTGCCAGCAGTGCCGGTAACCACTCCATCATTGTCATAGCCTAGACCAAAATTTTGATTGAGAGTGATTTGATCTATCATGCTCTGACGCAAGGTATTGGTAAAATCCGTGACAAACAAAGGTATTACTTGTGTTAAAAGTGCGCCTGTTGGTACAAAATTATTGAGCACCACAGGTCCTTGACCATTGGCTAAATTACCTTGACCTTGATTGGTGCCATCTAGATATACTGCGGTAGGACTGGCCCAGATAACCATTTTTTCTTCGGCTCGTACTGGCACGCCAGCTACCAATCGGTTGTTGGCATCAAAGAAATACCCAGCTGGCGGTTCAAACTTTATGAGACTTCCTACCACAACATATTTCATGTTGTTGGATGTATAAGCGCCGATGGGCACTGGATTATTCAGACTGTTTTTAAAATAACCTGTGGTCTCGTTGGCCAGCACTGTGCTCTGATTCCACGAGTTGTTCAATGCTGTTAGGCTGGGTCTAGGAAAGTTAGCATAGTAAAATTGTTTTGCACCTGCTTGCAACAAAAGTGGAGTGATTTGATTGGTAACCACGTCACTGACATCGTTGGTGGTCAACCAAGCAAAATTAAATGCTGGCAGGTTGTTGGCTTCATACAATGCACCATCGCTGCTGAAAACATTGGTGCTGGAATATTTTCCTGTGTTGTCCACCAGATCTAGATAACGACTGGTTCCGATTGAAGCACGATTCAAAGCCTTGCTTTTTAAAATTGAATTGTAGGCGGTGAATGGAAAGTTGTTGTAGTCTTCGCCGTTGACCATGCGATTCTGTGTGTAGTATCGAGCTGGAGCACGCTGTTTGATTTCGTCGATGGTTTCACGAGCCTGGGCGTTGCTCACAGGTTCGGTTATGCCGCAGGTAAAGGTAACAGTTTCAATCTGTCCGGTGCGGCTCACATAGCTGATGGGAATCTGTACACTCTGCATTTCCTCTGGATTGATAATGTATTGTAGCCCGTTCGACGCCCGTACATAAGCGCGGAATAATCCTACAGGTATGGCACTAAACACTCCGTCGCCAAAGTTAAGTGTGATCTGGTCGTTGGTACGAGATGTTACACTAAAGATTGCTCTTGTTCCTGGCGTCAATTGTTCAATGGCAGCTCCATAAACGCTTTCAACAAAGTTCCATTCTCTAGCAACATTGCCTAGATTGTCCAGCTGGTACAACCAACGGTCGGTGTTGTTGATGCCTTCAATGTTGATATTGACCGTGCGATTGGCCACACGCTCAGGCAAGTTGAAATCTTGATTTTGTAACACGCCCTGTTTGAACAGGAAAAAATATCCAGTGTTGGCTGACGCAAATCCCAGCTCGTCGTTGCGAAACAGCACATTGAATTGACCATTGGGCAAGGGACTGGGTTCTTTGATGACTTTGTTGCCTTCAGTTCCTGTTGCAGTGGCATTGACCGCTTCAAATGGCATGTTAACGCCGTCGACTGTGGCGGTGTAGGGGACCACTGGTAAAAATCCAGGAACCAGATTAATGGTATATTCGTCAGTTCTCATGCCAATTATATTGTTACGGGCCCCGGGACGTCCAATGCGTTGTGTATCTACCAGGCTGGCATTGATAATGGCCGTAAACTGTTCTTGCCAATCAAAATTGCTAGGATCTGCCCAGGTGACCGTGACATTGGCCAAGTTGATGCCGTTGTAGTCAATGACATTTTCTGTGGTTTGCACAGAAAATACCTTGAGATACCCCGATGCTTCTGTGTTGCGCTTGGGTGTGTAGCTGACCAGATTGGCCAATTTTACCACACTGTCACGTCGTTCAGCTGTGTCTAGATAACTTTCACGAGTGTTTAGGTCTGTGCGGAAGGCCAGAGCCTGGCCCATGAATGCCATGACATCTAGTAGGGCAATGAACTCACTAGACTCAATGTAATCGTTAAAGGTTTCTGGATAGTACAGGCGCAGATAGTCCACAAAACTCTTGCGCAGTGTTTCAAAATCATAGCTTTGAAAGTCGGCTTCGCGATAGGTCTGATAGATTCGCTTCCAATCTTCTACACCAAATATCGCGGTTTGTCTAGTGGTTCTGGCCATGGTCTTCCTGTGTTTTTATTATTTATGGAAACAATAATCTGGGCAGTTTAAGTTAGATATAACTGGCGCGGCGTTGTGTTTGATCAAAAAATATGCTGAGTCGTTGAGCATCTGTGCTAGGAACCACTGTGATTTCTACTTGTATGAGCATGCCATTCTGCTGAGGGAATATTTCTACCTGGTTGACAAATATTCTGGGATCACCGCCGGCCACACGCTGTATTTCGGCCACAATGCCGCGCTCAGTTTCCTGCAGTTGATTTTCAAACACATAGTCCCAGATCACGGTGCCGTACCCAGGACGACCCACCACCTGTCCTTGACGAATGTTCAAAGCGTTTAGCAAATCGCGTTTGATCAACTCAAAATCTACTAGGGTAAATTTTTTGTTTTGATCTATGGTGTTGAATCCAATAAATGTGGCCATGAAGTATTTAATCCTGTTAAATTGTCACAGTTTGTCCAAAGGTTCCAGAAACAGAACGCAGTTGATTTTGTAAAAAATTTTGGGCCTGCTGTATGTCTAGTCTTGGTGCCAACGCAGCAAGACTTGGATACTGAAAAACCGGCGCAGGTATTTTGCTACTACCTGCTGCACGAGCCCAGGCCGCATCCACTGTGGCACGATTTACAGTGTTGTTGAAACCGCCGGCCACAGCAGTGCCTGAAACCAGATCTCCACCGCCACCAAACAGATCACCAACCGCACCTATGCTGGCAAAACTGCCAAGACTGCCAAGACTGCCAAAAGCCCCAGTCAGACTTCCTAGTTGACCTGTGAGAGCACCAGTCAGACTTCCTAGTTGACCTGTGAGAGCACCAGTGAGTTGGCCTTGCAAGGCGCCAAGATTTCCTAAATTGCTGAGATTACCAAGATTTCCTAAATTGCTGAGATTGCCAAGATTGTTGAGATTGCCCAAAGGATTAGCAAAGTTTGTGGCAAAACTCCCTGCTTTGCCAAATATGTCAAGACTGCTAGACAGATTGCTAAATGATCCAGGCACAAGATTTGTGAGATTAGTAGTTATATTGTTGAGGCTTCCAGTGAGTCCGCCGGCAAGGTTTGTGAGATTTGAAGTCAGTCCTCCGGCAAGATTGTTCAGATTTGAAGTAAGGCCGCTGGTTAGGCTACCGGCAAGATTGTTCAGATTGGTTCCAGCAAAGTTGGTTAGGCTACCGCCGATGTTGTTGAAATCAAGACTGCCGGTCCGGGCCCACAATGCTGTGGCCTGTGAGCCAAACTTGCTGGCATTGGCCACAAGCCCGCCTATGCTGCCCGTGATTTGATTGGTCAAGGTTGAACCTATGCTGGCAAAATTCAAGTTGGCCAGGTTGCCTAGGTTGCCAACCCCTGCTGTGAGGCTGTTGACGGCACCTGATGCAATGGTATTGAGATTGATGTTGGAGCCGCTCAACAATCGATTTAGTGCGGTGGAGCCGGTCAGAGCATTTTGAGCTATACCACTGAGTGATCCTAGATTGACTCCCAACAAGCTGGCCGCGGTCAAGGCACGCACAGATTGTAATCCACTGTTGGTATAGACCTGGCCAGTGGCCACGCTGATGCTGGGTGTAGGGGCTGTGGAGATGGTCCCATTGGACACCAACTCGTCGTAGCCCTGTTGCATGAGCTGAACCTGGGCGCGGTTTTGAAAATTGGCATCGCTCAACACATCATTCAATGAATATGTACCATCTTTGCCAGTCCAAACACTGGGACTGCTCATCACACTCACAAAGTCTTCTGGTTCTACCGCAAAAAATCTCAAGCTGGTACCAGGTTTGACATAACCGGCCTGTTCAAGTTGATAGGCTGTAAATCCATAACGACCTATGCCTTTGTTTCTGCTGATTTGATCGCTTTCTTGATCCACTAGGGCCGCTATCTGTGCCTGGAGTTTTTGTATTTGATATGAACTAAGTGGGCCCACAGAGTCAGGCCCAAGATCTTCGCCCTTGATCAACACAACGTCTGCTTCGTCAATTGGGTTGGTCAGGGGCACATTGCCCAGGTTGGGTGTGCCAACAGGAACTGGTAGTCCTTGTATGGTTGACAGCAACCCTTGGCTAATAGCCAACACAGGGTTGCTGTCAACTCCAGCTGTGCCTCGATCCAGGCGACTGAGTTCAAATTTGGTCAGCCGGGTGGCTGGACTAGACAATGTTTGTCCAGATTCGTACCCTACTAGACTACCGGCTGCCACTTGTTCATAAAAAATTCTGTCAGCTTGAGCCTGTGTGGCTCCGGCTGGTCCACGTACCACATATTCACCACCGCTGGGAAGAGTGTAGTTGAACTGACTCATTGTTTGGTAATACTCCATTCGTTGGGCAGATCTGGCGCATCCGGTGGAGGTGTTGTTTGTCCTTCTTCCAGGTTCACTTTCACAGGCACACCTTGATTGTGATAAGGATATGGTTCGTGTGTGGGAGCTCGTGTACAGATACTTTCTAGACCAGTGGCACTCACCGTCCATCCTGTGCTGGAATTAAAATCTGTTTCGGGCATCAAGGTTTTGGTGATACCTTTAGGAGTAGTAATAGGCAACCCTGGAGCGCCGTTGAGATTGATGACTACACCTTTGAGATTCAATGGTCCTGTGGCGTCCAAGCTGGCCAATTTGCCTTTGAGTGCCAGAGTGCCGTTGCTTTTAACACCAAGTTGTGTAGACGCAAACAACGTGAGATTTTTTTTGCAGGCCACGTTTAGATCGCCATCACTTTGTATGGCCGTCCCAGCCACGCTTTTGATATTGATTTTTTTGCCGGCAAACATGTTGATGTCTTCGTCAGCATGCAGATTGATAGTGCCTTGTGAGCGCAGATTGATTGAATTGGTTGAAAACACATCAAGTGTTCCTTCTTGTCCTAGCTCAACCCAGGTTTGTCCATTGGCGTGACAGATATAAAAACAGTTGCCATCGTCGCTCATGGTAATTTGATGGCCTTTGCTGGTGCGTATGCGTATCAAACTGTCATTGCCAGCCAAGTTGCCATCATCCATGACCAAGGTATGACCGCCACGTCGACCAATGACCTTGACATCTTCGGGCTTGAGATTTTGCAATTGTGCTGCCACATTGGCTTCGCCATCGGCACCACCACCTAGACCTCCTTGATAAATTGGACGCCCGGGAGTGCTCATGCCGTAGCAAGCACTGGGACTTTCTCGTTGACTACTTGACCCAATGGTGCCGCGCACAGGATCATTGATCAAGCCCTGTTGAAACAAAGTTGCAGCCACATAGCTGTGTACTGGCTTGGGTTGATCAAAGAATCTGGGATTTTCGTTGATGGCAGTATTGGTACTAGCGTTGTTGATTTCTGTGACCGGCAACAAAGGGGCATTGGCAAAGTACGTGGCCTGATTGTTGTTTTCTGTTTGTGTTTGAGTTCTGGGCACACTTCCAATGGCCGGAATCATGTGGTTGATTCCTTGCTCGGGTATGCAACCCACATAATAACCTTGATTGGGATCACCTTCCACAAAGAAACACAGCACATTGACACCGGTGTCTGGAGGTGTAAACCACATGCCGTAGCTTTGTTGATTGCCGTTGAGATAGGTTCCTGTGCCGGCACTGCCGCCCTTGGGCGTGGCTCCATAAAATGGAGGGCAATAGCTTACTGTGCGCCACAAGCTGGGATCTTCAGGATTAGGACCAGCAAATTGCTCTATGTAAACCTGTAAGCGTCCCTGACGTGTGGGGTCAATGTTGTTGGTCACACGTCCAATAAATGGACCAAATTCAGTAGGACTCCCACCACGATCAAATTTATAACTACGTGGTTGCCCTCGACTACGTTCAATATTTTCTCCGGCCATTATGTGTCTCTGTTCCTTAGTTGTGCGTCTGGATTGTCTATTACGCCGGCCAACACATTGTTGTTTTCATCGGGCGTGACTATGGGTTGAATATCACCATCACTGCTTGGAGGTGTTGGTGGTGGACTATTTAACAATTGAGGGGCAGAATCATCTTGATTTGATTCGGTATTTGCAGTGACGTCTGATTTTTGTACCAACAATCCGTTGACGTCGACCCATCCATTGTTGACGTCCTCGGCAGTGAGGTTTGCTCGGGTTCCGTTTGCTGTGCCTGGATTGTTGACAGCGGCACGTCCGGCATCTGTGGGCGTGGAATTTTTTTCATATTCAATCAAGAGACGTCCTTCTAGTTCTTGCTCAAATCTACCTTTGCTGAATATGTTTTTGCACTTGATGGCAGTATAGGTAAAATTTAATTGGGGTTGTGTTCTGGGCTTGCCGCCGGGTTTGATTCCAGTGTTGTTGACTTCCACGAGTCCGGTGTCAAAATTATAATCTGTGGGCTGATTCCAAGAAATGTCAAACACCACTTCTTGACTGTCATAGTTGATGGTGCCATCGTTGTTGAATGGATCAAAATTAAAATTTCTAGCACTGACTCCTGCAGATATCTCACCCTGTTGCATCCAAGCAGGATCACCCACAATTCTTAGTCGAGCCTTGGCCTGGTCTGTGGGACTGTACAAGAAACTGGCCGCGTTGTCTCCAGCTTCGTTGGTATTGCCATCAGCACCCTTGGCATGATTTTCACTGGTAGGTAAAAAAGTCCTACGCATCTGATCTCTAAAGTCAGTGCGTGCCTGTTGCACCGGTACACTGAGACCACTGATAATCAAGCGATACAGGTTATTGTATTCCTGTTCAAAATTCAGTATTTCTTTGTTGGCTCCTGTGAACCAATAATTGTAACTTTTATGACTGCCACGATACCGACTGTTTTTGAACCAGTCACTGGGCAGGCTGTTGATGGCATAGGGAGTGATCACAAATTTCATTCTATAAGCATGATCGTGCCTGCGAGCATCATAGCCCAGTTGTGTGGCCTGCACACTGACCTTGTACCAGGCTGTGATGCCTCCAGGCGGATTAGGATTGGGCTTGAGTTCTTGTGTTTTGGGATCAACAATGTAAAGTTGTTGATCTGTAATGTAACTACTGCTACGCATGATCTGATCTATAAATTGCACAATCTGCATGCCGGCTGACACTGGCATGACACTGGCCTTGTTGTTGGTGCTGTTGCTGGCTGGACTCAGTGCGCCGGGTGTTTGATTTTGCATGGGCACCTTGCTTTTGTCTGTGGTGCCTTGACGTTTCATTGTGGCCGAGCCCAGCCCTTCGGTAAACTCTATTTCATATTCGTCAGGCACGTCGTACTTGCGATTGGGATCTTTGGGATCGGCTAGCCTGCGTTGAAAAGTGTTTAGAGCCTCGGCCAGTCCAGTAAACACATCTTTGGTCTTGCTGGGTGCGGCCGGAGCCTTGGCCGGGGCGCTTTGGCTACCGGTGTTGTTGCCGGCGGCAGCACTGACCGCGCCAATGGTACCAGACTGTCGTGAATCGCCGGCCGCGGCATTGGTCAGGAAAGTGTCAAGTTCAGCGTCACTGATTCGGTTGGCCATGTCAGGCTCCTAGCACTGAAGAAATTGAACCGGCGGTGGTTTCGCCGGTAAAATTACCATTGTCGTTTACGACCGCACCCACATTAGATGGTACATTAGATGGTGCGCTGGTGTTAGGAGTAGGCGTGTCTCTGCGTTCACCTGGGCTGGCTGGGTACACTGTGCCCACGGGTTTGCCAACCAAGACCTGTTCCACTGTTTGACCAACCAACTCAAATGCAAATGGAATACTGCCACGGTCTTGACTCTTGTTGTAAAAATGCGGGATAGGTTTGCCAGAGACTTCGTACTCAACCACACGGTCCTTGGGTATTCTAAACTTGATGTTGGTGATCACAAACGGGTAAAATTTTTCTACTATGGCTCGAGGATCAGTGAGATTGGTCTTTCCGTTGGTGCCTCTGCGGCCGGTGGTTACCAACTCGCCAGCATCGTTGTAGCCATAGAATCTCACCACCAGACAATACTGTGCCATGGGGTAGTTGGCCGTTTTACTGACATTTTTTTCTTTGTAGAGATTGCTCACAGCGTTGTAGAGATTTTCAATCAAGGTTATACCACTGGGTTCAGTGACTCGAAATTTGATATCTGTGGCTGTGTTGGCAGCCCCAGTGCCTTTGAGTGGCACCAGGCTGTCAATTTCCAAATCATCTATGTAGTAATCTTTGTCAAAATACTTGTTGCGTCCTGCAGTGGCAACACTGTTGGCAGTGGCACCGGCGGCTTGTGTAGGGGCTCCTCCGCTCTGCATCAGCAGTTGCCAGCTGGCACAGTTTTTCTTTTGACTACGTGTCATTTCGTTGTATTGATCTGGGGTCAACAGATACCAGGTTATGGCATAGGTATAGCTGGCATAGGCATCCAACACATTGGGCTCGGGCACTATACGTTGATTAAAACTGGCATTTATAAGTTGAGCCGTGGCGTTGCTGTTGGGTCTAGTGCCATCTTCTCTAGGGGCGCCCACACCCGATTGTGTTCTAACAAACGGAGCTTGTGCCGCATCTTCGTCGCCTGGAGTGGCAAATGGCAAGGGCGATCCATCCCCGGCTGGTGGAGTAGCCTGTGTTTCTGTCAAGGGTCTGGCAGGATCGTTGGTACCGCGTTCTACATTGTTGGCATTGATTCTGCCATTGGGTGCTAGTACGCTAGCTGCTAGTACGCTGGACGGAGCGGATGGATTTGATGCAACTGCTCCCTCGGCACGTGCCTGTGCTTCCTCAGCAACAACCTGGCCTGAGCTTGCTGTGTTATCTTTGCCGTAGTTGTTGTATTCAGTTGTAAACTGTGCTAACTGAGCACGCAATTCAACCAAATAAGCTTCACCGCTTTCGATCTGTCTGCGCCAGACTGGTGCATCAGAGCTGTTGGGATTGGCTGCCAACAGAGCTTTGTCCCTCTCGATATTGCGAATGGTTTGTTGTATGACAGAATTGACTCTAGCTATTTCAGCTGTCCATGGATTGGCCATGTTAGAATCCCAGCACGTTGCGTAAGGTAGTTATCTTGGGCAGGTATATCAAGGCGTCGACTCGGAAATCCAAGGGCGGTTTGGTCAAGGTGTTGGGGTTGCGTTGATAAAACACCCACCATAAATTGCTGTTGTCATACAAGTCAAAGGCCAGGAGATCTGGCCTATACTGATAGGTTTGATTGATCTTGAACAGTTGATCGTCGGCCTGCTTGGGTATGGGTCTGTTGATCATGACATCCAGGAAAAACTGGCTGTATCCTGTTAGGAAATAAGGGCTGACTGAATCATATGTGGCCATTACCAGAATCCTCCTTTGATCAAGTTACCGTTGGCAAATTCTTTGACACTGAATTGTTTGCTGATCTGGTCGCGACTTTGTATGGGCAATAGACTGATGACCATTTCCATCTTGGTAGGCACATAGGTTGGACGATTTTGTCCAAAACTTGGTGGAGCTGGAGGATTAGGAATGGCACCCTTGGTCAACAAGGCCGCTGCCAATCTATTGAGTCCACCAAACGCACTGCCAGTGCTTACTGTCTGCCGATCTCGTTGATTGACCTGATTTGTTCCCAGTTGATTGGGACTGCCAGCTCGAATATAGTCTATGTCTGCTGGCAAGGTGTAATTGAATTGACTGACCACACAAGGATGCTCGTTGAATTGAAACTCGCCCAGACCTGTCAAATAAGTCAATGGTGGTGGTGATCCACGTTGGGCGTCTTGTCCATAAAACATCTTGGTCACGCTTCTAAAAAATTGTATCACGGCCAAGAGATAATTGGCTTCAGCTGTGTTTTGTGCTGTAAATGTGGCCGTGATCTGTATGGGATCTACATAGCTGTTTTGATAAAAGTAGCCACGATAGTTGCTGTGTGTAAGATCGTAGTTGCTGTAGTTGGCCTTGTAGGCTGTGCTTATGGTTGGTGTGTAGGGGAATATTACTCCGTCGGTGATGGCCAATGGTTGCAGAATTCCAGGGGAAGGATCCTTGTACAGGTATTTGGCCCCGGGAGCCAATCTCAATCTCACACGCCAATCGCCGTTGTTGATCTGGCGTCGTTGGGCGCTGATGACCTGCTGTTGTCGGGCACGATCTCTAGCAGCTGACTCGTCTGTGGCTCGTTGAACTTCCTCTGTGCTCAGCACTCTAGGACCTTCAGGTGTAAACTCTGTGACATAACCAGCGGCATCTTCGACCGGAAGATCTTCCGGTAACACATTGAGTCCGGTCACAGGATCTGTCACAAATCCAAATTCATCCGGGACACCCAAATTGGCTCCATCGTTGAATCGAGTAACTCCTTCTTGTGTGGGTCCGTCTACGGCTGCGTCGACGTCCTCGGGCAGGACATTCAAGCCGGTGCTGGACTGCGTAAATTCTTGTGCTGGGGCAGGAGTCTGTGGATTTTGTGCAGGATTTATTTCGGCCGGTGGAGTGCCGGTAATTTGTCCTGCATCAACAATCTGCTGTGGTTGGGGTGCCCCGGGACTTTGATTTGGGGCCAACGTCGTTGATGCTTGTGTATTGATGTTGGGTCCTTGCTCGGCCTGTGCATATTGTCGAGCTGCATCCAGCTGTGCCAGGTCTTCTTCATACTGTAGTTTTACTGTGTCTGCGTAGCTTTGTGCGGAATTGACCAACCGATTTCTGGCATTTAAAAATTCTTGAGTTCCAGGCACCAATCGGCCCGCATCAACTTCGGCCTGCAATATTGCTCGGCCCTCGGCTACGCCGGCCAAAGCATCTTGATACAGCAAACGTGATTGATTTATGCGTCGTTGTGCTGTTTCTATTGTCGGTATAAATGCCATGTTTGTCGATTCCTTGTTGTATATTTACCGCCAAAATAAACCGCCCAGATAATGATAAAAGGTTGACAACCGGGTATTTTGTGCTACAATAAATATATTATTAGGAGATCAGGAGTGTCAACAACTACCACGAGAACACCAGCAAAAGTCAATTATTTAAATAATCGCGACATCTTAAAAGAAATACACGCCAGCAAAAATACCTACTGTAGTTACCGTGATCCGGTACAGGATCACCAGTATGATATCATCCTGCCCGCAGTGGAAAAAATCAATCAAAGAACCACGGCCGAGGCCCGCAGAAACCGTGCCGACAGACTCAAACGCGAAGGTACCATAGTAGATCCCAAAAAAATACCCAACACTGATCTAGTGTTCCGCATTACCTGTTGGGAACACATACCAATGGCACCCAAGAAAGTTTCCAAAACACAGGCCAAGAAAAAGAAGCTCGAAGATATATTTGAATTGGATCTGGTGGAGGAAGATGATCCCTTGGCAGAATTACTAGAGATTCCTGTCTTGGACGAAAAACATGTGCGCCTTAACTTTCCACCTTTTTATCACTATCGTCTAGACGACAACAAACAACCATTTCTGGTGGGCAAGAGCCACTGGCGAGGTGATCTCGAACACGGTGAGTTCAGCAAAGATCATGGCAACATGACCCGCAAGTTGGCCACCATGTTCATCAAGCTGTGCGAACGCTATGCCACTCGCTCAAACTGGCGTGGCTATACCTACAATGAAGAAATGCGCGGACAAGCACTACTACAACTCAGCCAAATTGGCCTGCAGTTCGATGAATCAAAAAGTCAAAATCCTTTTGCCTATTACACTGCCGCTATCACCAACAGCTTTACTCGTATCTTGAATCTAGAAAAGAAAAATCAAAACATTCGCGACGATGTGTTGGAGATGAACGGACTTAATCCTAGCTGGACTCGTCAGAATGCTGGCAAGAAAAATCCTAATTTAGGTATGACAGTTACCAACATCGACACAGCCGAGTACAACAACGAAAATTAGCCAAAGAACTTGCAAAGTTAAAACCCATAGTGTATACTGTAATTTATGAGTCTATTTAAAAAAGTAGCTGTCTGCACGGATCTACACTTTGGTCTAAAATCAAACAGCCTGGTACACAATCAAGACTGTAGTAATTTTATTGACTGGTTTATAAAAACTGCCAAAGAAAACGGTTGTGAAACCGGCATGTTCTTGGGTGACTGGAGCCATCAGCGTGCGGCCATCAACATGCAGACCTTGCAGTACAGCCTGCGTAGTCTGGAAAAGTTAAGTGCCGCCTTTGATCGCTTTTATTTTATTCCGGGCAATCATGATCTCTATTATAGAGACAAACGTGATATCTACTCTACCGAATGGGCCAAGCACATACCCAACATACAGATTGTAAACGATTGGTTCCAAGACGGTGACGTAGTAATTGCGCCTTGGCTGGTTGGAGATGATCACCGACGCATACCCAAGATGACAGGCCAGTACATGTTTGGCCACTTTGAACTGCCACACTTCAAGATGAATGCCATGGTAGAAATGCCTGATCACGGAGAAATCAAAGTTGACAATTTTGGTGGTTTTGAACGTGTGTTCAGTGGGCACTTTCATTTACGGCAACAGAAAAAGAACATACACTACATTGGCAACTGTTTCCCGCACAACTATGCCGACGCTGGCGACTCGGCTCGCGGCATGATGACTTTAGAGTGGGGCCAGAAGCCAGTGTTTCATTCATGGCCAGGACAACCTCTCTACCGAGTGTTAAAGCTGAGTCAAGTCATTGACCATGCTCCTGATTTATTGTCACCGAACATGCATGTCAGAGTGGAGCTGGACATTGATATCAGCTACGAAGAGGCCAATTTTATCAAAGATACTTTTGTCAAGGATTACAATTTGCGAGAGATGGCCTTGATTCCTGTAAAAAGCACAGCAGTAGACACGGACATGGCCCCGGGCGAAGTTAAATTTGAAAGCGTGGATCAGATTGTCACAGATCAGATCACCAACATAGAAAGTGAATTCTATGACCCTAAACTGTTGCTTAAAATATATCAATCATTGTAAAACATACTAAATACGTAAAGATAACCTAATGGAGTTGTATGGAAAATATTTACTATGTTTACGCATTGATTGACCCAAGAACAAATTTACCGTTTTATGTAGGTAAAGGAAAAAATAATCGTATGTTGCAACATTTAAAAGAAGGTGCTACAGGCGGAGTAAAAAAGAATAATAGAATAGCAGAAATTAGAGCCGCAGGGCTTGAACCTGTTGCGGTTAAGTTAGCTGGAAATATGTTTAATAATGAAGCTTACAATTTAGAAGAAGATATTATCTCAGAATTAGGTAGAGAAGATATTGAAAAAGACGGAGTTTTAACTAATAATAGACTACACGCCCGGGGTCCTGTTATGACTGACGAAGTTCGATTAGCAATATCTTCTCGGCGTACAGGAATGACATTTAGTAAGGATCATCGTAAGAATTTAAGTTTAGCAAAAGCCGGAAAAACATATGAAGAAATTTATGGTATCGAGGGTGCTAAAAAGAGGCGAGAACAATTAGCAGAAAAAAGAAGGCCGATGTCTGAGGGAAGAAAAAATAATATCTCAGCGGCTAAAAAAGGTATGGATGCTCCGCATGATTGGAGTGTAGCTTCTCGTAAAAAAGTAAGCGATAAGCTAACTGGTGTTCCTAAAAATTTAACCGACGATGAGCATAAACGTCGTCAAGAAGTAAACAATTTTTTAATGCAATGCCCGCATTGTAGTGCGGAAGGTAAGGGGCTATCAATGAAACGATGGCACTTTAATAACTGTAAAGAAAGAGTACATTGATTAAGCTAAAAAGATTGACAGTAAAAAACTTTATGTCCGTCGGTAATGCGACACAAGGTATTAATTTTGATCGGCAAGATTTAACCTTAGTTCTCGGCGAAAACCTTGACTTAGGTGGAGATGGATCTCGCAATGGAACTGGAAAAACAACAATTATCAACGCTCTTAGCTATGCGATGTATGGTACAGCGTTAAGCAACATAAGACGCGATAATCTCGTAAACAAAACTAACGGTAAGAATATGTTAGTGTCGTTAGACTTTCAAGTAGGTAATCAGGAATTTCAAATCGAGCGTGGTCGCAAGCCCAATGTGTTGAAATTTTACATTAACAATCAAGAACAGACCATTACCGATGAAGCACAAGGCGATTCAAGAGAA